TTTACTGTCTGGGCGCCTAAGACACCTCGTGCGTTGCCTTCTGCCAATCCTTTGACTGGTGTTCGTGGGGATATCCCAATGAACACTCATGCCATCGTATTGCGGAAGGGCCTCATCCCTGCTGCAGGCCTCGCTTCAATACCGTCTGGTTTGACGATTAAAAGCGATGTCCCCGCAGGAGCTGAGGTTTATGACGCAGCGAACCTAGCTGCTCTCTATTCGTTTGCTGCCGGCTTACTGTCGGCAAAAGCTGCGAGTCTCTACGATGATGCCCTTACGGGCACTGTCTAAGATTCTTCGCACTCTTCTTACTATCGTGTTAGTAATTTCACGTTTTAAGAAGAAGGATTAGAGATTATCTAGTTTGTGGAGTAGCTTTCTATGCTTACAACAACTGCTCTTTACAAGAGACTCTTATTAGATCTTCGTCCTTACATGACCATGAAAGATCTGCGATCTTATAGAAAAGATCCTGATACCTTTCGTGCTAGTCATGGGACCCAGAAGGTTCGTGCTGTTATCCTGGCCTCTAGCTTTTTTAAGAAGCTTGAAGCTACTGGGGTACAGCTCGAATCTCGTGGCTTGCTCAAGTTCCTTGAGCGCAATCACGAGTGTGCCAACTGGAAACTACATTTGGAGGATGACAGAGATAGGATCCTATTCGGTGAGCTTAAACGCACACTTCATAGGTTCTTTGAACCTGGCCATATCCCCCTTGCTGATCACCACTCGGTCCTCCGTTCTGGAGGTGTCGGGCCTGGTGTCAGTGTTGGCTCCTCAGGACAACATATTTATAATAAGTTGTTTTGCGGACCACTTACGTGTAGTAGGGATCTACTGTACATACTGTACAGGCACTACGTTAAAGGCTTCCCTGATATGGACGCAGCTGAAATGCTGCGAATTTCCATAGATGGTACCGCCCGCGTTGTGCGTGAGTCCAAACTTTCGTTCGTACCTAAAGATCGTACGACTTCTCGCGTTATTTGTGCTGAAAAATCGCTCGATATGTTCTTCCAGCTTGGTCTAGGCTCTATCGTTGAAGATAGGCTTCGGTCGTTCTGGGGAATTGATCTAGCGAAGCAGCAGTATAAGAATCGCGAGCTTGCCCGGCTTGGTTCGATGGATTGGCAAAAAGATTACTCTTTTGTCACTATCGACCTTGAAAGCGCCTCAGACATGCCACTTGAGATGTGCCGTGCTGTTTATCCTAACAGCATTATGCACCTTCTTGAGTGTTATCGTTCCGAGTACACGCTTATTCCGGGGCTAGGCCCATTTAAACTTGATATCCTGTCAAGTATGGGGAATGGCTATACTTTTCCTATGCAAACAACTTTGTTTGCTGCCATTATCCTAGCTGCGTATCGTATTAACGGTATCGCTGCCGAACTTCCGTTCGGCCGTGAAGTTGGTAACCTTGGAGTAAATGGCGACGACCTCGTCTTCCGCAGTGATTGCGTTAACGACGTCCTTCGCCTCCTTACTATCCTCGGTTTCAAAGTTAATACGAGTAAGTCCTTCCTAAAGGGCCCGTTCCGTGAGTCATGCGGTGGTGATTACCTCAACGGTAAGAACGTCCGCGGTGTCTATATAAAAACTCTAGACACAATTGAGTCACGATACAGTGCAATTAATAGGCTTAACGTCTATTCTGCCCTACATGACATTTGTTTATCTCGCACGGTTTCGTGCTTGATAAAATCGGTGCCGTATCGTCCTGTTCCCTTTTGGGAAAACAGTGACGCCGGTATCCGACTTCCCTTTTCTCTCGCAACTAACGTTGCCATGTCGAAACGTGGCAACGTGTTGTTTAGAAAAAGGGCTCCTGTTAGTAGCGGCTGGAGATTCGACGGTACCAATTTTGTTGGTTCCCGTCGACACGTTAAGGGACTCTACTACAATCCTTTTGGATTATGGCTGAGTTTCTTGCACGGTAGTTTGGAGTCTGGCAGGGCAACGCTTAGGCAGCGCCAACCTGTTTATCAGACTGTACGAGCTTGTACGCCATGTTGGGATTATGAGCCTTCCACCTGGTTACCAGGCGATAGGCTCGAGTCCTTTAGGCGTGACGAGAGTCCTACCTCTTATTCTTTTATTGATGGTAGGTACTGGGAGCGGTGGAATACCGCTGTTTATAGTAATCTATAAACCCTGACACGAGATGTGTTGTCTAAAGCTGCTGCCTAGCAGCTTTAGG